TGTTGCTAATTGGGTTGCACTATTTGAACCCATAGCGTCTTCATCTAATATAGCACTTCCTGAAACGCCTGTATTTAAAACAGGACTTGTTAATGTTTTGTTTGTAAATGTTGTTGTACTTGTAGCAGTTACAGCGTGTTCCTGAGCATCCACATAAGCCTTAACACTTTGTTGTGAAGGTGGCCTTGTAGCACTGTCTGAAGACATATCATCTTCATCAATTAATGATAAATGAGCCTGTGAATCTACATATGCTTTAATGGATTGTTGTGTTGCTAATTTGGTTGCTGAGTTAGAAGCAAAATTATCTTCATCTAATACAGCAGAGCCTGAAACTCCTGTATTTAAAACAGCACTTGTTAATGTTTTATTTGTTAATGTTTCTGTTCCTGTTAATGAAACAAAACTATCTCCTTGTAATCCTGCGTTAAATTCAGCTAATGAACCTGTAAATGTACCTAAATCATCTAAATCAATATGTAAAGTATTTGCATTACTATTGATAGTTTTGTTTGTAAGAGTTTTTGATGTACCAGAAAATAAAGTATCTAGTTGAGATAGTAATACTCTACCTTCAGTACCACCATCAGATAATAATATCTTATCGCCTACTGCTAATGTAGCACTTTCTAAATCTGTTGCACCGTCTATATTTACGATAGCTTCTACACTACCAAATTCTAAAGCACTAGCACCAGTGTTTACTTTTAATACTTGTCCTGCAGATCCAATTGTTAAGGAAGCACCTAGACCTCCATCTGCTAAAGATATAAAATCTGAAGCAGTGTATTCAGCAAGACCTGATACATCTGATCCTGAAAAGGTTGCCTTTATTGGTGTTTTACTTGCCATATATTATTATCCTGTTTCCAATACTACAGCGTGTTGTCCTGGCCGTAATGTTGTTACTGTTTGCTCACTTGCATTAACAAATGGAACATAATAAGATTGTACTACTGTATGATCTAAAAATCCATTAACAGTAGTCATATCTTTACTATTGACAAAAGCTAAAGTCTGTGCTGTGCCATCTGCTTTTGTAAAGGGAATTCTTTTACCAATATTAAAATCAAAATCATTTACCCATTCAGAACCATCATAATACATATGTTGGGTCGCTTTAGCACTTGAAATATCTACATCTGATAAAGTAGTTAAAGTAGAAGTAGCAGCACCACCTATTTCTTTAATCGTTCCACTGTCATTAATATAAAATTTTTGTGCTGAAGTATCAATTGCAACCTCACGAGCCGTAATATCACCTGTCGTAGGTGTACTTGTACCTGTTTTTAATTTTATAACTGTCGCCATCTCTATAAACCTAACTTATTAATTAATTTGACGATTAGTAAGTTCCACCATCTACATCGCCATATACTATATTACTACCGTTTGACTGTAACAATTTACCATTAGCACCTAATGCCAATTTAGCAAGAGTGTTTGAACCACTTGCATATAACATATCACCAGTAGTGTATGTTGTTTGTCCTGTACCACCATATATATTACCAATTGCTGTACCATTCCAAGTACCAGTTGCAATAGTTCCTAATGTTGTAATTGATGTTTGACCAGGATAGGTTGTTTTAATCTGTACAGCGTCACCTGTTATCTCTAACGTACTATCATCAACAGCAACATCTAAAGTGTTACCAGTTTTTGTTAATGCGTCACCAGCACTAATTTGACCAGCACCAGAGAATTGTGAAACTGTAATATTAGTTGAACCTAATGTTGGAGTACCATCGTGTGTGAATACATAACCATTGTCAGCATTTGCAGTACCTGATTCAACGAATACGAAAGCGCCGCCTGTAATTTCTGAAGCTGCGTCAGCGTCAGGAGTTCTTGTAAGTACGAAAGCCGCACCTCCACTACCTGTTGCTGTTACTTTGTAAAGACCATTTTGTACCGCTGAGGCTTGATTTTTAACTAATATTCTATCATTTACTGCTACGGCAACACCATCAAGTGATAAAGCGCCATTGGCGTCAGCAGTTAAAGTACCATTACCGTTATTGTATGTACAAGCAGATAATGCAGCTGTTGTAGCAAGTTTTGCAGAATCTTTTACATCTAATCCGTTTGCAGTTGCGTCAACATAAGCTTTTGTAGCTGCGTCTTGGGCACCTGATGGATCAGTAACGTTTGTAATTCTACTTGAATTAACATCAACAACACCAGAACCTTTAGGATCAAGTATTAAATCAATGTTTGTATCACCGCCTGCAGTTCCGACTTTAAAGCCATTGCCTGCAGCTGAGTTAGTAACTTCTAAATAATTAACAGCAGCTGCTGTTGTTTGGAAAAGAATTTGCTCATTACCACTTGCGTCAGCGATAAATCCATCGTCAGCAATTTTAGGTGCAGTAAGAGTTTTGTTTGTTAGTGTTTCAGTTCCTGCTAATGTAGTAAAAGAACCATCTTGTAATGCACTATTAAATTCAGCAGTTGTACCAGTTAAAGTACCTTCACCTAAATCTAATGTTAATGTATTACTAGCACTATCAATTGTTTTGTTTGTTAAAGTTTGTGAACCTGTAAGAGTAGCAACTGTTGCGTCTATGTTTAATGTTATTGAATTTCCAGAACCAACTGAATCTAATCCAGTACCACCAGCGATTGTTAATGTTTCACTATCTAAATCAATTGAAAGAGCACCACCAGAGTCACCTTGAAAATCTAAATCTTGTGCTGTAACCTGTGCGTCAACATATGCTTTGATTGATTGTTGAGTTGCTAAATGTGTAGCAGAATCGGAAGTTAAATCGTCTTCATCTTTGATTGCTGAACCACTAACGCCTGTGTTTAATACAGCACTTGTTAATGTTTTGTTTGTTAGTGTATCTGTTGTTGCAAGACCTACTAATGTGTCTGTTGCATTTGGTAAAGTAATTGTTCTATCAGCAGTTGGATCTGTAACTGTTAATGTTGTTTCATATGCGTCCGCTGTTGAACCTTCAAAAACTAAACTATATGCACCCATAGTTAGGTTTGCACCTAAACTAATAGTACCAGTATTGATTGTTGGACTTGTTAATGTTTTGTTTGTTAGTGTTTGAGAACCAGTTAATGTAGCAACTGTTGCGTCTATAGCAACTGAAATATTGTTGTCTGATACAGTTGTACCAATACCAGTACCACCAGCAATTGTTAATGTTTGACCTGTTGAAAATGTATCACTTACACCACTATCAGCAGCAAGTGTAAATGAACTTGACGCTGGAGCTGCAAATGATAATTCACCTGATCCATCAGTTTGTAATACGTGACCATCTGATCCATCAGTTGCTGGTAATGTAAATGTAACGCTAGCCGCAACACTATTGGGAGATTTAAGTGCTATGAAATGGGCACCATTATTTGTGCCTTCGTTAAATTTAATTGTACCACCGACTGTAGCACTATTTCCAATAAACAATTCATCAATTGCTTTATTTGAATCTACTACTATACCCGAAGACGCTGTTAGCGTTCCGTGTGTGTGGTCTAAAAGTTGTGTAAAATATTTACCTGCAATTTCTATTGCAGAATTTGATGTAGATGTTGGATCACCTATGAATAATCTATACCCATTACCTCCAGCACCATTGTCTGTAGCCGAAGTATCGTAAACATATGCTAACTCCCCTTGCTCCAGTCCACTAGGTGCATTACCTGTCGTGGTTCTTTTTATTTTAATAATTGTCGCCATTTATATCTCCCTCTTTAATAGCTTTTATCTAAAATGTGCCACCGTTCAGTAATAATCTACCATTTTCAGTTAACAAATCATTTGTGCTCTTCCATTTTGAATTAGTTGCATTATATTGTAATATAGAACCTTCACTTAATACTGATAGGTCTATGTCTGACAACGAACTTAGAGTTTTTGATAAGGATGTTGCAGACGGTACCGTAACAGAAACAGCATTTGGTCCTGATGTAGTCGTATTAATTGTTGCGGTTATAGCCATATTTACCTTAATTTTGTTATACTATATTTATATATTTATAATTACAAGGTAATATAAAAAGGCTTACTAACTACACTTTTGCCGCTTCTTTATTGCTAGTATCTTTCGGCGCCTCAATCTTATTTTTTGGCGGAAGATTTAATTCTACTGCAATTATGTCATCATAATGCTTTTGTAGAATATTAACTTTTTCTAACTCTAAAGATAGTTTGACTCTTGTAGCTTGCAAATCTTGTCTGATAATAATAGAGTTTATACATCTTACTGACAGATCACTTCTTTTATAATCTTTTCCATCAATATTAAATGTTTGCTCTTGGTTACCAGTTGCTTCAGTTTTTTTTGAGTTCAATTCACTACTCATTTTGTTTTCTCCTTATTTAACTTCATTTAGTTATACATTCGGTTTTACAGTTATAAGACCTTCAATAACTCTTGTAACTGTTCCGCCACTTGCCGTAATATCACAATCATAAACGTACCTTGAAGGTGCGTCTAAAGCTGTAGTTTGTGCAGGTGTTAAAGATAGATTTACAATTCCTGTAGTTCTATCAGTATTAAACTCCACAGTCAAGGCCTGTCTAGTATTCGTAGAAGTAAATCCTTTTGCCATATTTGCTGTCGCAGTATAACCAGTTAAATCAAACGGAGTTCCATCTGATCCTTTAACCGTTATTCCCGAGCTAAATGACGTTCCTTGTTCTATTACTAAATTTGCAGTAGCGGCCATAATATTACTTACCTCTATGAATCTTTTTAATCTTATTGATGAGTTTAGATTTTGTTAATCGTCTGTCTAATTCAACAC